TACACACTCCACGTGTAGCACAAATCGAAGTAGTTCGTTACGGTAAAGTTCGTCGTGCTAAATTATACTACCTACGTAACTTACGTGGTAAGGCAGCACGAATCCAAGAACGTAGACGATAAGAAACACACGAAAAGCCTTGATATATCAAGGCTTTTTCTTTTTGTCTATTTTTCTGTGGTGTGATATTTTTGGGGGCAAAGTGTTCTTGGGGGCGATTTGGGGGCAAGCTTTTCACATGAATTGAATTGCATTATATACTTCATCTTTCATCTTTTTAGTGATATGTAAGTATATAGATTCAGTCACTTGACTGTTCTCGTGACCAACTCGAGCTTGAATTGAATAGAGTGGCAATCCCATCTCAGCAAGCTTCGAGATATGCGTGTGTCTGAATATGTGAGTGGAGATGTTCTTGTCGATTCCCATTCGTTCTCTATGTGTCCGTAGGAACGCATTCACAGCTGTGATTGTTAGTGGGGTGTGTTTAGATGTCGTGAAGATGAAACCTCGATTTTTGCCCTCTATTTCTTCAATTTGAGCAAGAATCTCGATGCATCTATTCGGGAGCGAGACCGAACGGATCGATGCGGTCGTCTTTGGGGATGTGCTTGCATAAACATCCTTGATTTTCAATTGGTGGTATTCTAGTGTTGAAGATACGTGTGCGATGGGTGGCTTTGATTTTAAGTCAATCTTGTCCCATGTGAGTGCAAGAGCTTCACCAGCTCGCATCCCTGTCATGTACATCCATTCGAAAAACATCGCATATCTTAGATTGAGTTTGCGAGTGTATTCAATCAAACGATTGTATTCGTCATCCTCTAAGAATTTATCGGGGTTCTTTTTGGATTCTGTTCGAGCTTTATATTCGATGATGCAAGATTCGATTGGATTCGTCTCAATGTATCCATTTTTGACAGCGTATTGAAACAACTTATTTAAACGTGATTTATAAGTCGATGTTGTTTGATTCGCTAGATTCTTTTGGTACAAAAGAAAATCAAAAAATCGATTCAAGTCTTGAGTTGTGATTGTAGTGATAATTCTTTTTGAATCAATGAATTCTTCAAATTCTTGGTATTGTGTCTCAACGGACAAGAATGTGGTTCGCTTTACGTTCTTCTTATATATTTTCTTGTACTCCTCTATGACCGAATGAATCGTTCGGTTATCCATCATCACATTCCCAAGTTCTTTTTGAATAGCATTCGTAAGTATCTCTTGAGCTCTCTTCCTAGTCTCACGAGTCTTGTTGTTGAACGTAACGGATTTTCTACGCCATTTTGCGAATCGTGGGTCATAGAACTTCTCACAATAGCGATACTTGATGCCATCCTTTCCGTGTCGTTCCTCTATATACATATTAAATCACCCTTTATGATGCGTAATTAAATCTAATGTACTTAGAATTAGTTGAGCATTTTCTACAACATTTTTATATTCTTTCGAATTACTTTTAATTGGTTTTTCAATTAAATAAATAAAGCAGCAAGGAAAATCAAAACTATTCAACGTAATTCTAATAGCTAGAGAATTCACTTTTTTTGATTGCTTTCTTTTTCCAGTAACTCCACCAACAACAGCCCCAGTCATTCCCCACAATCCACCTGCTAATGCTGTCATGACGGCACCACCAACAACGGCTTTACCAACTCCACCAGTCACCACGATATCGTCATTTTGAATCAATTCATAACTTACCAAGTCATCAAATGAGAACCAATCTGTGTTTTTCTTGTTGTTCTTTTTGAAAAACGGATAAAAAATATTAGTAATTGAAATTAAAAGAAACTTAGATAAACAACCTCTTTTCTTTGAGTTAGGAACTACAACTTTGTCCATTTTGAATTTCTTATTTTCTTCATCGATTGTAATGTTTTCAATTTTTTTAAATTTTTGCATAATATCCCTCCTATAATAGAACCTTTCCAATTACTGATACTTTCTCAGCATCAACAACTATATCCTCATACTTTGGATTCTCAGACTTGAGAATAACATTCTTCCCATCACGATAGAGATACTTGCACGTAACTCCTTCATCTTCAACTCTCACAATAGCAACTTCGCCATCTTCAACAGTCGGTTGATATCTTAGATATACTTCAGAGCCTTTCTTGATGAGCGGTTCCATTGAATCACCTGTGATTCGAACCAATTCATTCGCACCATTTGGAACGATTGAAGAGGGAAGCACACCCATTTCAGCATCCACATCATCCACATGAATCATGGATCCGGCAGCAGATTGACGACCACGAACGAGATAAACCACTTTTTCTTCTTGGATTCCATTTTGTTCGTTCAATTGGTGTGAAGCAAAGTCGTATACTTTAGATTGTCTCTTTGAGTCTAGTTTGTTGTAAATATCTAACAAATCATTATTTGAAATTTTAATTCCCAACAAATACTCAGAACTTACTCCTAGAGTATCAGCAAATAAATTTATCTTATTGATTGGTAGTTGTCTGCTTTTATTGAAATATCTTGAGATGGAAGATTTTGGTAAATCCAATTTTCTAGCGAATTCGCTCAAGCTCCATCCTCTTTGATTGCATAAGTCGATAATAATATCAACAATTTCGGAATTTGTTCTCATGGTTTTGAAGCTCCTTCTTTTGCTTTATTTATGCGATTATTATAGCACTAACGTTCCCAAAAAGAAACATTTTTTATTTTTTTTGATATTAAGTGTTGACAAACGGGAACGACAATGCTATTATTAGGTCACGGTTAAGAAATTAGTCGTACAAAACAAGAAAAAGAGTCACACAAACGCAACATACATTAGAGGAGGTGATGGAAGTTTGAAAAAGATTTTATTCAACCCTAACCGTTTGAAAGCTGAACGAATTGCAAGAAATCTCTCTCAAGAAGAGGTGGCGATGAAGTTAGGCAAAAATCGAACTTGGTTAGCAAAAAGAGAGAATGGGAATGTGGATGTGGGTGCTGATGATTTAGCAGCTATTGCGACAGTATTGAAAGTTGATGATTTATCAATTTTTTTTACATAAAGCGTTCCCGAAAAGCAACAATTTAAGGAGGGAGCATGAATAAGAAAATTATTTCAAAAAAAGAATTCCAAGAAATGTATCCAAGATACAACACGGAATCCAAGTGGAAAACAATCGTGAATCGAATCAAAGCGAGCGAATATGCTGATGCTTATGTACGGATCTCACGAAACGATGTAAACATCAACATCGAATTGTTTGAACGATTCCTCGAGCTTGAAGGAATCAATTGGGCGAATCGATATGGAACTAAAATGACAAGAACAGAATTTGAAAGGAGATTGGCATAGATGAGACGAAAGAGAAAAACAAGAGTGCGATTCATTCCATTCATGAGATGGATGTTGCAATGGTACATCCTAGCGTTTGGACTCATTATCGCAATGATGAGCATCGTGCTCTTAGTTGGAAAGGCAGTTGAGCAGCACGAAACAAAAGTGAATTTGATTAGAAGTGGACAATATGTGGAGCCCGATTTTCAAGACTCATGGAAAACAAAGGAGGAAAAGAAATAATAATTCATGCCAAAAACGAAAACAAAAAAGCCGATGAAACAATCACCGACTTTCAAAACTAACTAACTACATTATAAAAATAAAATAAGGAGAAATCAAACGAATGAGTCATAAAGTAACAAATAAAGAAAGAGAATGCATTTTAAAAGTGTTGAATGAAATACTTGAATATGAAAATGAAGAAAAGTTTGAAGTTGAGTATACATTGATGGCGATAGCGAAAATGATTGAAACTTCCGTTTTTATCACAAAAAAAAGAAATATCCAAGGTTTTATTGATAGAGCGAAAAAATGGGAGGTTATCGACTAATGACCGTAAAAATCAACAAACTAGAAATCGAGAATGTGAAGCGTGTCAAAGCTGTCACGATTGAGCCTACATCAAACGGACTCACAATTCTCGGTGGAAACAATAATCAAGGAAAAACAAGTGTCCTCGATGCTATTGCTTGGGCGTTGGGTGGCAATAAGTACAAACCAAGCAAACCAGCTCGTGACGGGTCCATGAATCCACCAACACTTAGATTGGAACTATCAAATGGACTCATCGTGGAACGTAAGGGCAAGAACTCAGATTTGAAAGTTACGGATCCAAGCGGCCAAAAAGCAGGTCAACAATTGCTTGATTCATTCGTGGAAGAGCTCGCTTTGAACCTACCAAAATTCATCGAATCAAGTGCGAAGGATAAAGCGAACACGCTTCTTCAAATCATCGGAGTCGGAGATAAGTTGTGGGAGCTAGACCGTAAAGAAGAACGACTATACAACGAGCGAAGAACAATCGGTCAGATTGCGGATCAGAAAAAGAAATACGCAGCCGAACAACTTCATTTTCCCGAAGCTCCGAATGAATTAGTGAGCATTGCGGACTTGATTCACGAACAACAAGAGATTCTTGCTCGAAATGGTGAGAACGCCAAGAAACGCCAAAATCGAGAAAACATCGTGAATTCATTGCACCTCTCAGAAGCTCGCTTGAAACAATTAAAAGAACAACTTGCTCAAGAAGAAGCGACTCACGAGAGTCTAATGAGCGACTACATCGCAGCAAACAAGTCCATTGAAGATTTGGTGGATGAATCAACTGAAGAGATTGAAAACTCAATCGCAAATATCGAAGAAATCAATCGAAAGGTTCGAGCAAATCTTGACAAAGAGAAAGCCGAAGAAGATGCGAAAGAATACGAGAAACAATACAACAACTTATCAAAACAAATCCAAGATGTTCGAGACGAACGCACAAGCTTACTCGATAGTGCGGACTTGCCGTTGCCGGGACTATCTGTTGAAGATGGTGAACTCGTATTCGAGGGACAAAAATGGGACAACATGAGCGGCTCTCAACAATTAAGAGTGGCGACAGCAATCGTTCGCAAGTTGAAACCTGAATGTGGATTCGTACTCTTGGACAAGCTCGAACAAATGGACATTCCAACGTTGACCGAATTCGGAAGATGGTTAGAATCTGAGGGACTTCAAGCCATTGCGACTCGAGTATCAAGTGGAGAGGAATGCCAAATCATCATCGAGGATGGTTATGTCGTATCAGACACCGTCACACCATTCCAAGACACAGAACCAACGAACGCTTGGAAGTTTTAAGGATAAGAAAGGAGAAATCACATGAACATAACATCTGGTAAACAAGCAAGAGCCCAACGTGTAGTGATTTACGGGACCGAAGGAATCGGAAAGTCAACACTCGCAGCACAATTCCCGGATCCATTATTCATCGACACAGAAGGCTCGACATCGAACATGGATGTCAAACGTATGGACAAACCAACATCGTGGACGATGCTCATGAATCAAATCGCATTCGTGAAAGCAAACCCAACAGTTTGCAAAACTCTAGTCATCGACACAATCGATTGGGCTGAATCACTAGCAATCGAGAGTGTGTGCTCGATGCATGGAAAGAGAGGAATCGAAGACTTCGGCTATGGGAATGGATACACGTATGTCCGAGAAGAAATGGGCCGCTTATTAGATAAGCTTCAAGAATTAGTGGACATTGGAATCAACGTGGTCTTGACCGCACATTCTCAACTTCGCAAGTTCGAACAACCCGATGAAGATGGAGCTTATGACCGCTACGAATTAAAACTAGGAAAGAAGACAAGCTCACAAACCGCTCCCGTAGTCAAAGAATGGTGCGACTTACTTCTATTCTGTAATTACAAGACGATGGTGATGACCTCAGAATCTAAGAAGAAGAAAGCAACAGGCGGACAACGTGTCATGTACACGACACATCACCCAGCTTGGGATGCGAAGAACCGACACGGACTCCCAGATGAGCTTCCAATGGACTATGCTGCTATTGCACACATCTTCGCTTCTTCATCTCAAGAAGAACCAAAGAAGCAAGCTCAAAATGTGGGCGTTGGAAAAGTAGTAAGCGAGCCTCAAATCGATGAGCAAGTACCCTCAGTTGATGAAATTATCCCAGCAGGAACGAGTGGAACAGAAACTCAAGAAGATCCGTTCCCTATTAAAGAACCAATCAATATACCAGACTCTATTCCACAAGCATTGAAGGATTTGATGCTTCAAAATTCAGTCACTCCAAAGATGCTTCAAGATGTAGCATTCAAGAAGGGGCACTTCCCACAAGACACACCAATCGAAAACTTCCCACAAGAATATTGGGCGTTCATGGTGACAAATTGGGCGGATGTCTTGAAATCAATTGAAAATACAAACAAATAAAACAAAAGAAAGAGGTAAATAATTATGACAGAACAATACAACAACTTCGAACGTGAATTTGGATGGGACGACACTATCCAACAAGACTCAACATTCATCTTGCTTCCTGTGGGACTCTACGAGTTCACAGTAAAAGGCTTTGAACGACAAAGACATACACCAAATCCACAAAATCCCGGGAAGCTCCCAGCGTGCCCAAAAGCGGTCGTAAGTATCGAGATTGAAACTCCTCAAGGAAAAGCAGAATTGAAACACAATCTATTCTTACACTCAAGCACAGAAGGAATGCTTTCATCATTCTTCGGATCTATTGGACAAAAACGTAAAGGCGAACCATTGAAGATGAATTGGAACACAATCATCGGGGCTCGTGGCGTGTGCAAAGTTGGTATTCGTAAATACAACGATAACGAATACAACGAAGTCAAAGCGATGCTATATCCCGAAGATGTGAACCCAAATCAAGTCTTAAATCGTTCACAACAACCAACACAACAATTCCAACAACAACAATATCAACAACAAGCAACTCAAACACAACAACAACAACAACAACAACCATCTTGGGGTGCGTTCTAAGAGGAGGGACATTGAATGGAATTACGAAAATATCAAGAAGAGGCTCGTGAGTCCATTCAACAGGAATGGGCAGAAGGTCGCAAGAAGACTCTTCTCGTCCTTCCCACAGGATGCGGAAAGACAATTGTGTTCGCAAAAGTAATCGAAGACCGTGTGAGAATGGGCGAGAGAGTTCTCGTCCTCGCTCACCGCTCTGAGTTGCTAGACCAAGCGAGTGACAAATTGTTCAAGTCAACAGGACTTCAAACATCGCTCGAGAAAGCGAGTTCCACAAGTCTCGGCTCATGGAATCGTGTGGTCGTTGGATCCGTTCAAACCTTGCAACAGCCTAAACGCCTCGCAAACTTCGAGAAAGAACACTTCGATTCGATTGTGGTGGATGAAGCTCATCATTGCATCTCTGATGGATATCAACGTGTGCTCTCACATTTTGATAGTGCGAATGTGTTAGGAGTGACAGCAACTCCCGACCGTGGTGATATGCGTAATCTAGGGACATATTTCGACTCGCTTGCCTACGAATATACACTACCACAAGCCATCAAAGAAGGGTATTTGAGCCCAATCAAAGCACTCACTATCCCATTGAATCTTGACCTTTCAAGCGTTTCGATGTCACAAGGGGATTTCAAAGCGAGTGATGTTGGGAATGCGTTGGACCCGTATCTCGAACAAATTGCAAACGAGATGATGGAACATTGCAAGGATAAGAAGACGGTCGTGTTCCTTCCATTAGTGAATACATCCAAGAAGTTCAGAGACATCTTGAACTCGAAGGGATTCAAAGCTGCGGAAGTGAATGGTGAATCCAAAGACCGTGCGGAAGTCCTCGAGGATTTTGAAAACGGAAAATACAACGTTTTGTGTAATTCGATGTTACTGACCGAAGGATGGGATTGTCCATCCGTGGATTGTGTAGTGGTCTTGAGACCAACAAAGGTTCGCTCGCTCTATTCTCAAATGGTGGGGCGTGGAACAAGATTACATCCGGGAAAAGAGCATCTCTTGTTATTGGACTTCTTATGGCATACAGAGAAGCATGAATTGTGTCGACCAGCTCACCTCATCGCTGAGAACGAGGAAGTTGCGAAAGCAATGGTGGAACGTACTGAAGAGAACACAGGAGCAGAATTTGAGCTTCTTGAATTAGAAGAAGTGGCAAAAGAAGATGTGACCGCACAACGAGAAGAAGCTCTTGCGAAACAACTCGCTGAAATGCGAAAGAGAAAACGCAAGCTTGTGGATCCGTTACAGTTCGAAATGTCGATTCATGCCGAAGACCTCACGAGCTATGTTCCATCATTTGGATGGGAGATGAGCCCACCTTCGGATAAGCAATTGCAAACATTAGAACGACTCGGAATCATGCCTGATGAGATTGGCAATGCTGGGAAGGCTCAGAAGATTCTTGACCGCCTCTCTAAACGCCAAAACGAGGGCTTGACAACACCAAAACAAATCAGATTATTAGAACGCTATGGATTTCGAAATGTAGGAATGTGGCAATTTGAAACAGCCTCAAAACTCATCAATCGCATTGCTGCGAATGGATGGAGAGTCCCTCACACAATCGATGTCCATAGTTACCAAGGAGAGTGATTGAGTGGAAGAAAACAACTTACTTGAATTATTAGAATACATCGACCCCTCATTCCTCAACTATCAAGAATGGGTGAATGTCGGAATGGCTCTCAAACATGAAGGCTATTCGGCATCAGATTGGGAATCATGGTCGGCTCGAGATTCGGGACGATATCATCCCGGGGAATGCTTCAAAAAATGGGATACGTTCCAAGGGACAGGCTCACCAGTCACGGGAGGCACAATCTTCCACATGGCTGTCGAGCAAGGATTCAATCCTTCTCAAGCTCATGATGATGGACGGGGGGCTCTCGAATGGGATTCATCCATTCAATATGATAATGACTACAAATTCGTTGACAAGGCTTGGATTGATGGGAAGGAGTTCCACGAACCAAAGAATTGGAATCCTGTGCAAGAGATTATTCGCTACTTGGACACGCTATTCCAATCAGATGACATCGTGGCATATTCCACTCAATCATACGCTAAGACGAACGCTGAGACGGGCGAAATCGAAAAATATCTTCCACATCGTGGTTCATACGATAGAACCGCAGGGAAGCTCATAGACGAGCTTGAGAGATGTGGTGGAGATATCGGAAAGGTCTTAGGCGATTACAACGAGAAGGCAGGAGCGTGGGTGCGATTCAACCCCATGGACGGTCAAGGGGTCAAGAACGATAACGTTGTGAGTTATCGCTACGCTCTTGTGGAATCGGACAACATGGATTTGGAAAAGCAAAACGCCATCATGCGAGAGCTTGAACTTCCAATTGCAACTCTTGTGTATAGCGGTGGCAAGTCCATCCATGCAATCGTCCGCATCGAAGCAGCAAACAAAGAAGAATACAAGAAGCGTGTTGACTACTTATACAAAATTTGTAAGAAGAACGGTCTAAACGTTGACGAACAAAACAAGAATCCAAGTCGCTTGAGTCGTCTCCCGGGGTTCATTAGAGATGGCAAGAAACAATTCATCATTGACACAAACATCGGACACAAATCGTGGGACGATTGGTATCAATACATTGAAGACTTGAACGATGATTTGCCGGATCCTGAAGGATTGAGCGAGACATGGGACAATATGCCCGAGCTTGCACCCGAGCTCATCAAAGGCGTACTCAGACAAGGACACAAGATGTTGATTGCGGGACCTTCAAAAGCTGGGAAGTCATTTGGGCTCATCAATATGTCGATTGCAATCGCTGAGGGCTCGAAGTGGTTCGGTTGGGAATGTACGCAAGGAAAGATTCTATATGTGAATCTCGAGCTTGATAGAGCCTCATGCTTGCATCGTTTCAAGGATGTATATGCGGCAATGGGCATCGAGCCTCGAAACGTATCAAACATCGATATTTGGAACTTACGTGGGAAGACAGTCCCAATGGACAAGCTCGCACCTAAGTTGATTCGAAGAGCCCACAAGAAAGGCTATATTGCGGTGATTATCGACCCAATCTATAAGGTGCTCACAGGGGATGAAAATAGTGCGGATCAGATGGCTCACTTCACGAACCAATTTGACAAGGTAGCGACTGAGCTAGGTTGCTCGGTCATCTACTGTCACCACCATTCAAAAGGGGCACAAGGTGGCAAGAAGTCCATGGACCGTGCAAGTGGTTCGGGGGTATTCGCTCGGGACCCAGATGCCCTTGTCGATTTAGTGGAATTAGAGCTCACGGATGAGATTATCCAACAACGATGCGACCAATTGGCTTGCGACATCTACAAGGATGCCATCAATCGCATGAATAGACCGTACATGGAACAGTACATCGGACTAGATGACTTGAGAAGTCCATACGCAATGCGTAATCACTTCGAAAAAGCGGTCGTGAACATACAAGATAGATGGCAAACAAACGAGCTCATCAACAACGAAACACGCAAAATCCAAACGATGTCAGCGTGGCGTGTGGATGGAACGCTTCGAGAGTTCGCTAAGTTCAAACCAAGGAATGTTTGGTTCAGTTATCCACTTCATATTGTGGACGATACAGGAATCCTCGATGATATCGAGTTGGATGAATCAAAAACACCACCGTGGAAAAAGAACTTTGATAAAAAGAAACAAGACAGAAAAGAAGAACGAAAAATCGCTTTCGACACAGCGTACTCAGTTCTAAATGATGGACTCGCTCCAGTCACTTCAGAGGCACTTTGTGAATATTTGGGCATATCTGAGAAGACTCTCAAGAGACGAATCAAGGAAATAAACGGGTATGAATTCGATGGTGAGAGTGTCGTTCTCAAAAAGTAAATTCGGAAAAAATCCTATTTTTGGACAGGACAAACTCGGGGACAGACATCGGGACAGACAGGACAAAACATCGAGTTTGTCCGTGTCCACGGTATAAAAATAATTAACCTAAAAGGTGTACTTGGACAGGACAAACTCGGGACAAACTTCGACTTTGTCCACGGACAGACAAACCATAACACTAAGAGTGTGTAATTGGGAAGTGTCCGAAGAATCGTCCATCGTCCATGATAGGAACAGAGCAAGGGGGCTTTAGACTCCGCCCCCTTGTCTGTCCTGTCTATACATGGACAAAAGCGAAAATAAAAAAAGAAAAGTCTGTGTGGAATTTCACAAACTTAAAAGGAGAAAAAATATGGCACGTAAAAAATCAAAATTGTTGGAGGTCGGAAAAGAGATGCCACTCTTATATCACCGATTCCCAGATGAAGAATATGACCCAACGCAATCTCAAGTCCTTCGATGGATTTCAGAGCAACCCGAATTGTTGGAATGGATTTTCGCTCAATTGAAGTCAACAGGTTATATCATCTATGCCCCTCAATGGGAAGCTTGGAGAGGTGTTGGGAATCATGATTGAATTCTTCATCCCCATGGAACTCCCAACAACGACTCACCAACAAAAGCAAGTGACTTGTAGGAATGGAAAGCCTCATTTCTATGAACCTCCTAAGCTCATACAGGCTCGAGCAAAGTATATGGCACACTTCTCTCACTTCGCTCCTAAAACGCCTCTACGGGGCTGTGTGAGGCTCACAATCAAATGGTGCTTCCCTCTAAAAGATGGAAAGTACAACGGACAATATAAAGGCACGAAACCCGATTTGGACAACATGGAGAAATTGCTGCTTGATTGTCTCACCGACTTGGGATTTTGGGAAGATGACAACAAGGTCGCTTCTAAAATCTCAGAGAAGTTCTATGCGGATCCACCGGGAATCTATCTCAGATTGGAGGAGCTCGAATGAAATTAGATTATCACGAATTCATGAACAAGGTCGCCGATTGGATTGTGGAACAAGAAAGTGTCGCTCAAAAGTTGGGCTTCGGGTCGGTCGAATATTTCAATTGGGTCTTCGAATCGAGTGGAAAGCTATGTGATGAATATGAGAATCATCCATTCGTAAGAAGACAAATGCTCATGGTATTCGAGCACATCGATGAAGCCTTCAAAAATCAAAATCGAAAATAAGGAGATAAACTATGGCAAATCAAGTCGAAGGATTGAACGGAACTCGTTCAACTTACGTATACGAGAACATCGAGATTGTGGAGATTGACGGTGTTCGCATGGTTCGAAGATTAAAAGATAAGAAAATCATCGGACTAAATTCACCAAAGAAAGAACCTCGAGAGGGATACTATCAACGACAATTCAACAAGAACCAACCAAGATATCAAGATTTAGCTCTTAAAGAAGAACTCACTAATTTCTTCAAAGATACAGGGATGTCAATCGGTGAGTTCATCAAAGATTCCAACATCATCAATTATCATCTTGTGTGGAGCTTTGTGAATGGGAAGAATCGCATCACATTAGATGCAATCAATGAAATCAAAAGGAGAATAGATGCTTATGGAAAACATTAAAATCTATGTAATTGTGAGAAACCAAGAGCCTCACTTCCTATTCGAACGCATTGAAGACTATTCAAGCATGAGAGGATATCTTGCAAAGGCTCATCCACTCTACACACAACGATTCACGAAATACGTTGAGAAGGCGATGCACTTCCTCACAATCAAAGAAGCGTTGGATTTCATTCAAGCTCACAAAATTGATGGCTCTATCATCAAGGACTTGTCTCAAGAAAGACTTAAACGAAAAAAGATGTCCAAACAGTATCATGAAGATTATGGAGATGTTATCACTTATCTATACAGCGTGATGGGGAATTCAAGCGATAAGATGCTTCAAGTTGCTCATGATATGCACATTAGTGTGACATCGTTGAGTAAATTCATGCGAGATCCGTATTCACTCTCTTCTCAAACAAGAGACAAGATTGTGGCGAATATTACACGAATTAATAAGGAGGACTAATTCATGAAAGAGAAAACAGAATTCGACAAATTGAAAGAAGATGTCCACTACTTGATTGTGGCTCATTGCAAGTACAAGGATATGTCGATGTATGACAGAGCGTTGAAACAGTTTCAAAAAGATATTAACTATGGACAGTTAGAAGAGATGAGCTACAATGAACGATTTTCTTTCTTACTAGGTTTTGAAGCATCGTTGAAGGCGATTGAAAATGCGATTGAATTAAGCGAGCAATTGAAGGAAAATCCAAGCATGATTGAATGGCCAGAGAGGTTATGCCCTGATGATTACAGATACTAAGGAGGATAACGATGGAAGATAAAAAACAAGACGTAAATTCGTTGGAAGAGTTAGTAAAAACAGCAGATTCTTTCAGAGCGTTCTTTTCTAATTTAGCTAATGAATTAGCAAAAATATTACCTGATATTGAAATTCCTGAGGAGAAGGAAGATTCATGGGAAATGAAATGCCCGTATAAGTATGGGGATAACCACTATTGTATCCAATCGAGTGGAGACGTTTTTTCAGATTCTTGGAGGGACATAGAGGCTGATTATAGTTTTTTTAGTCAAGGTAACATCTTCAAAACAAAACAAGCAGCAGAACTAGAAGCCAAGCGCAGAAATCTATTAACACGATTCAAAGCATTCAGAGATGAGTGTAATAACGGGTGGGAGCCTGATTGGAAGGATTTCGAAATGAAATGGGACATTAATTATAAACAAGGAGAAGGGCTTAGAGAGTTATGTTCTAATAATGTAAATTCATTTTCGACTTTTGGATACTTCAAAAATAAAAAAGATGCCGAACGTGCTATTGAATTGTTTGGTGATGAAATCAAAGAATTGTTTGTGGAAAAGAGGTTGGAGAATGAAAACAATTAACGAAATACAAGACGATGAATTGGTGTTTGATGAACGAAACGATTCTCAAATATACGCATGCGATTTAAAACGTGAATGGAACTCGTTAAATGAGGACGAAAGAAGTGGCTGGAGAACTCTAAAAGAAAGAACAATCAAATTATCTGCTGGAACTGTATTGGATAGAATATATGAAGATATGGAATGTTCAGATGGCTATGAAGACATGTTTGTTCATTTATGGGACGACACGTCTGAAGAATTTAAACAAAGAATGCAAGGTCTACTTGATGAAATTTCTGATTTCCCAAGTGCGAAAGTTTATGACATTGATGAAGATATCAATCCATTTGTGGATTTGGAGGAGTTGATGCGATGATTGTTTGGGCGTTATTCGATAGTGGCAATGGCTGCTATGCTCAAGGAGTCCGAGAGATAAATGAGGGGGGCAAAAGATGACAATCTATTCTGTGGGATTGGATATCGAGAACAAGAACAATCACTTCATTCACTTGAATCTCGCTGATTATTCGTACCTCTTCGGAGACAACAAGCTCTATGAAACTCTTGACAAACTCCCTCACCCGGATCTCATCATTGCAAGTCCTCCTTGTGAATCATGGTCGATTGCATCGTCTATGGACAAAGGGAACGCCTGTTGGAAGCAAGAACGAGCTGATGATTGCTTATTCGACCCACAAATTCCCCTAAGCCCATTCACAATTAGAGACTTCAACGACTATGAGCGATATCAATTCAAACCAGAAAGACAAATCGTCAAGAGAATCAATGGTGAATTGTGTACTCACAACTTGATTCAAATCATTAAACGATACAACCCGAAATATTATGTCATTGAGAACCCAGCAAGCTCGAAGATATGGGACTATATCGAACGAGTTCTTGGATTTAAAATCCCGTATGACAATTTGGCTCACTACAATCAATACGATAGTTATCCAATTCAGAAACCAACAAGATTCAAGTCCAATGTGGAGCTCAAATTGAAAAAAGGGAACAAACCAAGTGACATCAATTTCAAACTAATGAATGGATACAACAATCGCTCGAATATTCCCATTAGTTTGGTGAAGAGCATCTTCAATCAAATTCTTGAAATGGAGGGATTTGAATGAAAGATAAGAAAATCGCTGAGATTCGATTCAGAGAGTATCCCTATTATGAACGAGAAATCACATCGAGAAAATTCGATATGTTATGCCATAAGGAAGAAGATGTGAATGCGTGGATCCGTGCTAAGGGAACGAATTCGAAAGCAGCGGAAAACGAGCTCATTCGATTTGAGAGTGACAAATATATTCAGAACCGTCTCTTTTGGAAACGATGTGTGGAAGAGACTCTCGAAGAGCTTGACGAAAAACAAAGAGAATTTGTCACAGAATACTATTTCGATGATGTGTATGATTATCGCTCACTTGCGAAGAAACACTTCACGAATAAGAACGTAATCATGCGTGCATGTGATAGAGCCTGTCACATATTGCTTGAAAAATTAGGAGAAGTTTAGAAAGGGACGAAAAAGCGTTGTTGTCCCACTTTAAAAGTGATATATTGATATTGTGAAAAGGTGTAAGAAACGGTATCATCTTGTCATAATGTGAAAACTCCTAAAATTATTTTTACCTCGGGTCTCCACTCCCGAGGTTTTTTGTTATCGTTTAAATATAGAAATGAGGTGATGGAAAGTGACGAAAATGACATTGAAACAACAACGATTTGCGGATGAGTACATCATCACAGGGAATGCGACTCAATCAGCAATCAAGGCTGGTTATAGTTCAAAATACGCAAACACTAATGCTAACAAACTACTACAAAACACTACAATAAAAAACTACATCGATGTGCGACTTGCAAAACTCGAATCTGAGAAGATTGCAACACAAAAAGAAGTTCTTCAGTATTTGACAAGCGTGATGCGTGGTGAGAAGACCGAGCCTCTTTTGGTTCTTGATGGTGAAGGAACTCAAAAGGTCATCCAAGCGGTCCCGAACGTACAATCGAGAACACGAGCGGCTGAACTTCTAGGCAAGCGATATGGAACATTCACGGATCGTGTGGACATTAACGCTCAGATTGAATCGAAACCGAAATTCGATGATATCGTGAACCAATTAGGAGGAAGTGGGCTCGATGAATAGCTTCCCACTCTCTCAAAAATACATCGATTTTTGCAACACCGTAGACAATGTGGATGCGGACTTCCTTGAAGGCACGACAGCCGCAGGAAAGACCACGGTGGGACTTGGAGTCAAGTTCATGCGTATGGTCTCAAGGAGCAAGAAGAAGTTCCACATCATCGCAGCCAAAACGGTCGGTGTTGCTGAAAAGAACTTAATCAATCAAGACAATGGCATCCTCGACATCCATCGGGATGCTTTTTATTTTGGTAATGGGGACAAGGACTACAAAATCCCCCACATCAAGTTTGAAGACAAAATCATCTACATTCTTGGATACGATACGAAAGAGAAATGGCAACTTGCTCTTGGTGGGCAATATGGATGTGTGTACATCGATGAGGTCAACACAGCGAACATCGAATTCGTTCGTGAGGTCTCAGCTCGTAACGACTATCTGATGGCGACTCTGAATCCAGACAATCCCGACCTTCCTGTGTACAAGGAATTCATCAATCGCTCTCGTCCTTACAAGAAGTACGAGAAGGATGTTCCTCGAGAGATTATGGCTGACTTGAAAGAGCGACACAATCCCAAATGGAGATATTGGTTCTTCACGTTCAAAGATAACAAATCTTTGAGTGACAAGGACATTCAAAAGAAAATCGACTCGGTTCCACTTGGGACTAAGATGTACAAGAACAAGATTCAAGGACTTCGAGGTCGAGCAACAGGATTGGTCTTCCCTAACTTCGACAGTAAGAAGAACGTAATCACGAAAGCCAAAGCGAAAACATTCAACTATGTAATGTTTTCAGCTGGACTCGATACAGCCTACTCTTCCAAGAGTCCTGATACGATTGCGATGATATTCCAAGGCATCACAGACGATGGGCATTTGGTTACATTGAGCGAGCAAGTCTACAACAATGCGGACTTAGACACGCCAATCGCTCCATCGGACACGGTCGAGAGGTTCATTGAATTCCTTGACCGAAATTCTGAAGAATGGGGTTTTTGTCGAGATGCGTTTATCGATTCGGCAGACCAAGCAACAATCACAGAATTAAACAAATACAAGAGACAATATGGAACAATATACAATTTTATAAACGCTTATAAGAAAACAAAAATCATCGACAGAATCAACCTTCAAATTGGTTGGATTGCTCGAGGTTTTTATTTGGTCGTTGAAGATTGTGTGGAGCATATCAAAGAGATGAACTCTTATTCGTGGCAAGAAACGAAAGAAGCGCCCGAAGATAAGAACGACCACACTATCAATGCGAATCAATATACATGGCTACCTTACAAGCGAATGATTGGAGAACAGAGAGGAGAAATAGAAGACGATGGGGTTGGTGAATATGATTAGAAATGGAATGAGGAGCTTTTTGAGAATTGAGAAAGCTCAACCGAGTGCGATTGTCATCAATGAAGAGATGACATTCGAGGACAATGCTGCTAAGAACCGAATTTGGTATCGTGGCAAGTCCTACGAATTGCAACAACTTTACTCTCAACTATCAACGACACGATTGAGCTTCTGGGGTGCACATTCAACTCCGGGGCAAGAAATCAGAAAGATTCACACGGGACTCCCGGGAATCATCGTGAAGGTCTTGAGAGATGCGGTGCTCTACGACATGAACGATTTGGAATTTGAAGATTCCAAGCATGAAGATTTGTGGGAGGACATCGCACAAGATAACGACTTCAAGAAGCAATTGAAAGAGGCAGTGAAAGATGCTCTTGTGATTGGTGATGGAGCATTCAGAATCTCGTTTGATTCTACGGTCTCACAATATCCAATCATTGAATGGGTAAGCGGTGAGCGGATCCAAATCAAAAACAAGCGTGGACGATTACATGAGGTCGTCTTCACGACTCGATTCGATGAGAACAAACAAACATATACACTAGAAGAACACTATGGCTTTGGATATGTAACGAACAAGCTTTATCGTGGTGATGCTGAATTGGATATTCATTCGACTGAATACACACAAGACATCAACGACTTCACGTTCGATAAGCATTTGATTCTATGCGTTCCATTTAGCATTTTTGAATCTGATGTGGAACGAGGTCGAGGCGAATCCATCTTTGACAGAAAGACGGACACATTCGATGCGTTGGATGAGTCATGGTCTCAATGGATGGATGCTCTTCGAAGCGGTCGAACAAAAGAATATATCCCCGAATCGTTGCTCCCACGGGACCCACGAACAGGAACATTCATGAAGCCGAACGCATTCGACAATCGATTCATCAAGATAGCATCTGACAGAGCCGAAGGAGCAAGCAATGAGATTACATTGCAACAAGCGAACATCCCTCACGAGAGCTATTTGGCAACCTACATCACAGCTTTAGATTTAGCGTTGCAAGGTATCGTGAGCCCTTCTACGATTGGGATTGATGTGAAGAAGCTTGACAATGCTGAGGCACAGCGTGAGAAAGAAAAGACGACTCTATACACACGCAACACGATTGTGGAAGCATTGCAAGAGTTTATTCCTCAATTAGTAAACATGACAATCAATAGCTTCAACGTGTTGAATCGTAGACCTATCGAAGAGATTACGGTGAACGTTCCTTTTGGAGAGTATGCGAACCCTTCATTCGAGTCTCAAGTTGAGACTGTGGCAAAAGCGAAAACAAGTGGCATCATGTCCATCGAAGCATCTGTGGATGAGCTCTATGGCGATTCTAAGGACGAGCAATGGAAGTCCGAAGAAGTTATTCGCTTGAAGTCTGAGCAAGGCATCAGCGAGGTCGATGAGCCTTATGTCAACACAGACTTAGATGGATTCAGCGTTGAAAGAGGTGATGAACTTGCTAGTGAGAATCATGAACAAGAACTACCAAATGAGAACGGATCAAGCGAAAGCACTTCTCAACATGAGTAAAGAATATTGTCCATTCGGAATCTATGCGGTCGAGAAAGACGGTCAGATTGAGATGATGAATTTGAAACCGACATCGAGAACTCAACTCAAGAAGATGGTTCGTGAGTATCGCTTGAAAGGATTCAAGGTGCATTCGAATGGTTTATGATGTTAGTCGAGCATTTGAAAGAATCGAGAATGAATTGCTCGAGTCCATGACGAGGAATCTCAAGAAACACAAGGCGGAAGAAACTGAGCTTGGTATCGAATGGACTCAATGGCAGGCAATTCAACTCGAAGAACTTCATCGATTCAAACAAGAGGCTGCTAAGAAGTACGGTCTCGAGTTCAAGTCGATGAATAAGAAGATTAGAGAGACCATCGCCAATGCATCATTGCAAGGTGCAAGCGATGAGGAGCTCAACGTGTTGAAGGCACTAGAGAAAGGCTACGTTCTAAAAAGAGAGCGTGGTCTAAGTGCTGGATTCTTCCAAGCGAATCAAAAGCGATTAGATGCGTTGATGAATGCGGTCGAGCATGACATGAAGACAGCCCAAACCGCTGTGCTAAGATATGCGAACGACCAATATCGAAAAATCATCTTCCAATCACAAGTCGCAGCAAGTTCGGGAGCCATCACCTATGAGAAGGCTGTGGACATGGCAACAAGCGACTTTTTGAAGAATGGAATCAATTGCATCACGTACTCGAACGGTGCTGTGCACAACATCGTGTCGTATGCTGACATGGCTGTGAGAACAGCAAGCAAACGAGCCTATTTGATGGGCGAGGGTCAAAAGCGACAAGAATGGGGCATCTCGACCGTGATATTGAACAAGCGATTCAATGCGTGTCCATTGTGTATGCCATTCGAGGGGAAAGTCCTCATCGATGATGTGTGGAGTGGTGGAAGCTCTAAAGACGGACCGTATCCACTCATGAGCTCAGCGATGGTGGCTGGCTTGTATCATCCTAATTGCAAGGATAAGCATTCGACATACTTCGAAGGCATCAGTTCGAAGCCCGAATCTAGGTACTATGAAGAGAAGCCCGTCATCAAGGAACGACAGCTTATTGAGAACAAGCTCAATCACGCTAAACGACAAGCAAAGAGCTACAATCGACTAGCAAAGAACAGTCTTGACGCTGAGAACCGAGAAACATATCGTGCTCGTGCTACTGAGTGGAATGACAACGTGAAACAGTATCGAGAACAACTTGATTCATTTGAAGAAGCTCATGGATTGGAGTTGAAAGATAAAGTTTTCGAGGTTAAAGAAAAAGGTATTGAACCTCAATCAAAACCAGAGTATAATTATGTTAACGTAGAAGGGGATGTTTTAAAACGAATCAAAGCATCTTCAGACAGATGGTTCAAGAAATTGACAGGAACGCAACAAGAATCGGTCAGACTTCTGACTGGTGGCAAATACTATCACGATTTGAATGAAATGGCGTACAACGAATATTTCAATCCAAGCAATAGAGAAGAACTCGAAAACATGGCGAATGTTTTGGATGAATCTTTCAAAAAGTTCAAATTAAAAGATGACATTATTGCTTATCGTGGAATGTCGTTAGAGGAATTAGGCAATTTGACTTCTGGGAATGAATTCAAAGAGTTCAAACATTTGTCTATTGTCGAGAGAGTTGCGAATAATTTCGTTGAAAATTACAACGATGAAGGAATTGTTGTTAAATTCCATTTGCCAAAAGGAACAAATGGAGCATATATTGGCGATTATAGTCGATTCCATCATGAACAAGAATTTATTCTTAATCGAAACACAAAATATAAAAGCGTTGTGAAATCTAAAAATCAAGTGGAGGTGTATATTCTTGTCGAGTAATGAATTTATTAAAAGGGAACGTGAAGTGGCTATGGGATATAAGGAATATTTCGCCAAACGACCCGAATTCGAAAAAGAGATGAAAAATCTTTGGTATTCTCTAAAAAATGATGAAATAACGCCCGAAGAATATAGTATAAGAGCTCTTGAAATCGGTAAAAAATATAGATAAGCATCTAGCGAAAAGTTAGGTGCTTTTTTTGTACCCAAAATTAAATAAATAAACCCAATTAGAGTCACCCATCCGGAGGGTGGCTCTTTTTGGTATGCCCGAAGGCGTAAAACTACGAGGAGACACCTGTGAACAAAACTGAATACAGGGAGACACCCTAAAAACTGAGAGGAGGAACATGAAAATGTTCAAACACAAACTATTTTTCTTTGATGAATCGGCAAACGCTGGTGCATCAACAACACAGGATCCGCAACCAAACTCAAACAATCCCGCTCAGAGTACTCCAGCGATTGATTATGAGAAGATTGCGAGCATCGTGGAAGGCAAGCAAAAGGTCGCAGAGGATACGGTCTTGAAGAACTATTTCAAGAATCAAGGCTTGACAGGGGAAGAGATGGCACAAGCAATCTCAAGCTTTAAAAGTCAAAAAGCCTCCGCCCAACCTGATGTAGCAAGCCTTCAAGAAGAGCTTCGAGTGGCTCAAGCTCAAGCCCTTCAAACCAAAATCGAGAGCAACTTACAACTTGCAGCAATCAAGCAAGGTGTGGGCTCGAACGTGTTGCCATACGTTTTGAAGTTGGCAGACTCAACCAATCTCACGTTGGAATCGAAAGGTGAAGACTATGAAGCTGTGATTGCAAAAGTGTTGGAAGACGTTCCAGCTTTTAAACCAGAAGCAACAGCATCGACAGGATTCACACAAGTCGGATCCACGGGAGATGTTAAACAATCAACAACAAATGACGAACTCTTAAAGATTTTTGGAGTTTAAAAAAAGAAAAGAGGTAAATAATTATGGTATTAAAATACGCAGAAACATTCGCTCCAGCATTAGAGCAAAAATACGCAAAAGAATTGGCATCTTTTGAACTATTCCAATCAAACAAACAAGTTAAATTTATTGATGCTCAAACAATCAAATTACCAAGCATCACATTGTCAGGATACAAAGACCACACTCGTGGCTCATTAGGATTCAACCAAGGCACAATCACAAACGAATGGGAACCTAAGAAATTAGCTCATGACCGTTCAATCGAATTCGTAATCGATCCGATGGATGTGGATGAAACAAACAAAACTGTTTCTATTGGTAACGTACAAAACACATTAGAAGAAGAACAAACAATTCCAGAGAAGGACAGCTATGTGTTCTCTAAATTGTATGATGAAGCTACTACTTACGCAGCAAATGGAGCAACAATCTCAACTGAAGCTTTAACAGCTGAAAACATTTTGGAACAATTTGATTCAGCTATGGAAAAAATGGATGAAGCTGGTGTTCCCGGTGCTGGTCGTTTATTATACGTTACTCCAAAAGTGAACAAATTATTGAAAGAAGCCAAAGACATCCAACGTGTGATGGGAGTTACTGGCGAGGGCTCAGTTAAACGCTCTATTTACGACTTAGATGATGTGAAGATTAAAGTGGTGCAATCAGCTCGCTTGAAATCAAAATACAACTTCACTGAAGGCTGTGTTGCTGCTGCTGATGCTAAACAAATCAACTTCATCTTAGTACACCCAACAGCTGTCATCGCTCGTGACAAATACTCTTACATCAACGCATTCGAACCGGGTGAAGATTCAAGAACAGCTGACAACTATTTACTACAATCACGCTTCTACATGGATGCATTCCTTGTCAAGAATCGTGCAAATGGTATCTACATCAACGCTCAAGCGTAGTCAAAAAAGGAGGTATTTAAATGTATACAGCAGAAAAAGGTAACAAAGTTTATACAATCACCGAATTAGAAAAAGAATACTACAAATCAAGAGGATTCGACATCTATGATGAAAATCATACTAAAATCGATTCGGGTGCTCACAAAGTAGATTCAACTACTTACAACGAAGCTCTCGATAAAATTGTCGAATTAGAAGCAAAAGTGTTGGAACTAAGCAAAAAAGGAAACCGTAAAGGAAACAACAAAGGAAATGAAACCGCCGAAGAAGCAACAGAAGAAGCGGGTGAGTAGTCATGATATATGCTGATGAAACGTTCTACAAGAACGAATATCTTGGAACTCACACTCCAGAGAACCTCAATCGCATCTTGAAGACAGCAAGTCAGCATATAGACACACTAACATTCAACCGTATTGTGGGGATGGGGTTTGAAAATCTTACTCCATTCCAACAATCGGTGATTCGTGAGGTGTGTTGCCAAATGGCTGACTTCATGATTGAAAACAAGGACTTAATCGAGACCGCTCTATCATCGTATTCCATCAATGGAGTGTCGATGAACTTTGGTGATTCTTGGAATGTAGTCACAATGAATGGCATCGCAATGAAGCGAAGCACATTCGAATTGTTAAATCAAAGTGGACTAACAAGGAAGGTGATTTGATGCATTTTCCAAGTTTAGTTCTACCACAATTTTGCAAGACTCCAATCCATGTGGTAGTGCAAAGCGAGGGCGTGTCGAAGGATGGCGAGCCCATCAAGGAATTTGAAGCCGATTTGTTTTGTAACTACCAAGACAAGGTCGTGACCGTGCTCACGGATCAACAAAAAATTGTGAAGCTCACGGGGTCGGCGTTGTTTAATGGCGATATTGCCCCTAATTTAGCGACTTTAAGTGGCGGGAGTGTAATCATCCATGGAGTAGAACGAAAGATTGTAGACACACGTAAATCACGCAATCCAGACGGTTCTGTGAACTATACGTATCTCGGATTGGAGTGATGAACGATGATTCATGCAAACAGTCGGGTGAAGTTCGACTTCGGAGTCATTGGAAGGCTCAAGAAGGCTCAAATTTTAGCGTTGGAACAAACTGGCGAGTATTTACACACCGAAATCGTAAACGCCCAAGTGGTACCGTTTAGAGACGGTACATTGCAAGGTGAGGCGTTCTCGGTCGATTACTCGGGTTCGAGTGGTGGTCGAGTATCTTTGACTCACTCCACTCCATACGCAAGAAGATTATATTTTCATCCCGAATACAACTTCAACACGAGCACGAATCCACACGCTCGAGGCAAGTGGATGGATGATTGGGTCGAAGGTTCGAAAAAAGAGGATATCAAGAAGGCTTATGCTGCTTTATACAAGAAAATATCGGGGGTGTGAAGATGATAACATTGGCAGAAGTGCGAGATTGGTTGGAATCCTATCACGCAGCTCAAAATTACTACATCGGGAAACTCGATAACAAGAAAATGTATAGCATTGGAGTCTATCAACGAAAGACGAATGTCGAACCACGAATCGCTATTGGCGGGAGGAATTTGGCAAGTTATGATGTGAAATCGATCAGCATCTTGATTCATCACAATCAGAATGCGAACGAAACTGAAAAGCGAGCGAACTACCTCTTCAACCAAATTCTAAAGGCTGAGAACGTGGTGATTGGTGATACTCCAATCCAAATGATTCGACTCTTATCGAACGAGCCCATTGATGTGGGAACTGATGACAATAACGTGTACGAACGTGTCATCGAATTAGATATCTATTACAGATTAGAACAAGAAAGTGAGGAATAAAAATGGCAGAAAAAAGAACAGGGGTATTCCCAGTCTATGAAAACCAATTCCAAGTGAACACAGGAACGAAAGACGCTCCAACTTGGACAGAAATCAAAGAATTAGAAAGCTTCTCAGTATCTTTCGACAATGGGGTCGAAGAATGGTCTCCATTCGAACATAAAGGATGGAAACGCCGCTTGATGACAGCTAAATCAGTCACAATCTCAGTATCGGGCAAACGACACATCGGTGATACTGGTAACGATGCAATCGCTGCTATCGCATTGAAGAATGGTCGTGATGCTGAAAAAGACTTCCAATGGACATTCCCAGACGGATCCAAATTAGTCTTCAAAGAAGCAGTTATCAACATCAAAGACTTCATGTCTGGTGACAGTACAGCAGCCGCACCACTATCATTCGACATCATGTCTAATGGTAAACCTGAATATACAGCGGCAGGCTAAGAATCACGAAAACAAGTGGAGGGGTGAACATCGCCCCTCTTTTTTATTTGGCAAGGAGGAAAACTAATGCATAAAGCACTAATCAACTTCATCGATGCGGAAACTCGAAAAGAATACAAAGTCGGTGATGAATTCGATACGACAGGAATGACGGATGAACGGATCCACGAATTGACGACCGAACACAATCGAATTGGTGTTCCACTTATCAGTGAAGTAGAAGAAACAAAAACGACAGAAGTATTCACAACAATGAAAAGCGAGGTATTTGAATAATGGGTAAGATTATCGACATCACAGAACAACTAAACTTTGAATCAAAACCAAAAATCAAAATTAAAAACGTAACCATCGAAGTAGATGATTCAGCTCCAACAGCACTCAAGCTCATGGAAGTGATGAGTGGCGTTGATGGGGATCCGACTGTTGCCCAAATGAAGAACTTATATGAAATCATCTTCAACGAACAAGACCGTGTGAAGATTGAAAAATTAAGTTTAAACCTAAAAAGCTGGATGGCTCTCATTCGTGAGGCAATCAATTTGATTGTGGGAGACCAAGAAGCGGGGGAATAGGTGAGCCATATTACGACATTTTCGAGGACTGGGACTTGATGGTCTCGTCATTTAGAACGCAATATGGCATCTCGTTCTATTCTTATGATTTTAAAGAAATGAAATGGAAAGAATTCAGAGCTCTAGTCTCTGGACTTTCATCGGAGACTCCTCTCGGACGAATTATCCAAATTCGAAGCGAGGACGACCCAAAAATGCTCGAATCGTTCTCACCGGGACAACATCGAATTCGTGATGAGTGGCGAAATAAACGAGCAAAACAACGAACACAAGAAGAGCTTGATGCGGTTCTCAAGGAACTTCAACAAGCCTTTTCTGAATGGTAAGTAAGGAGGTGGACAAATGGCAACTAAAATCGGCGATGTTGAATTGGGATTGGTCGTGAATCAACAAGGGTTCACGAATCAATTGAATGGAATCCAGCAAAAAGTCATGGGATTTGCGAAAGTCCTCGCTGGTGCGTTTGCGGTCAAGAAGCTCATTGATTTTGGCTCTGAAGCAATCAAACTCGGGTCTGACTTGAATGAGGTTCAAAACGTGGTCGATGTGGCATTCCCGAAGATGTCGAAACAAGTTGACGAATTCGCAAAATCGGCAATGTACGCATCGGGATTGTCTGAGACGATGGCTAAACGCTACACAGGGACATTCGGTGCAATGTCCAAGGCTTTTGGATTCAGCGAACAACAAGCCTATGAGATGTCCACAGCGTTGACGAGCTTGGCGGGGGATGTAGCATCGTTCTACAACATAAGCCAAGACGAGGCGTACACGAAATTGAAATCTGTATTCACAGGTGAGACGGAAACGTTGAAGGATTTAGGGGTCGTAATGACACAAACAGCCCTCGATGCCTATGCGATGGCGAATGGATTTGGGAAGACCACAGCTGAGATGTCTGAGGCGGAAAAAGTGGCTCTTAGATTCGCATTCGTTCAAAGTCAACTAGCTCTTGCAAGTGGTGACTTCGCAAGGACTAGCGATTCATGGGCGAACCAAGTGCGGATCATGAAGCTTCAATTCCAATCGTTCATGGCATCCGTTGGACAAGGACTCATCAATCTGTTCACTCCTGTGATTCAAGTTCTTAACTTCCTACTAAGTAAGCTATTGACTGTCGGGAACGCATTTAGGGCTCTTACTGAGCTCTTAACGGGTAAGAAGTCACAAGCTGGTAGTGGAATACAAGAGACCGCCGATGCTGTCGGGGACCTTGCGGGCAATATGCAAGGGG